CACGTCCTGGATATGTGCTGTGTTGCAAACGGCCCCTCCAATACCCCGATCCCATACCTTATACCACTCATTATCACCTTACGACACAACGCTACGTAAGAAAGACTCTTATCGCCTCCAAGTTCCTGCAGTTGGTCATCAATCTCCAACTCCAACCGCTTTGCCCTCGCCTTGGCAAAATTCTTTATCGCCTCCTCAACCTCCTCTCCCGATGCATTCACTGCAAGTGTTTTCAGTACATCATCCAGATCCTCTGTCTCTAAGTCTGGTACAGGTGATGCTGCAATCTCGTAGTTCTTCTCCCCTGCCGTGAAGAGCAAATTCATCAGCCGAGAAAGTGTAGATATGCATTTCACTCTCGTTAATTTCGGGTACGCCAACGACCTGTTGCCAATCGCCTTCTTAAGCTCAGGATCGTACTCACCAGATATCTGCCTATTGTTCTTCAGCCACTGCTGCTCATACAACAGCCTGTCTTTCTTGTACGCCTCGAACTTGGATCTCAACGCTATTCCAAGCGCTGCAACCCCTTCATCGTTAAGCTTCGGAACAACAATCTCTTCACCACTTGCTTCCCCAACAGTGATATCCTCCACTTCCGCCCCACCTACCCTGCTGCCATCATCTAACATAGTATCCCCTATCGACCGATATACGGATTATTAAACATCGGCGGAATAAACGCATCTCGCCTACTCCTCCTCACATTACCTCTATCATATCTTACATGGTAACGACATAAGTATCCAAACCCATCGCCAGGATGTGAAAACTCATTCTTCTCCGGCATTGATTTCTCTATCCCGTTTCCTGTCTTTTCATACCTCCACCCTCCCGACAGCGCTCGTATCAACACCTTGCAATTAGGGTCTACAAGCAACGCAGGCCCCATCTCCGTTATCCTCGTCGTATAATGCTCGATCGCTTCTAACCTGGGCGCTAACAAATTTGTATCATCTACCTTCACCCGCCAATGCTTCTGCCATCGATGATCCTTCAGTATCTGCACGATCGATGTCTCGTTACTCATGCTCCTCGAATTTGCTGCAGGATCTGGAGCAATAACCACTTCAAACTGATCGTACTTATGCTTCAGCAACGGTAGTAACTTATCTCTAATCATGCGCTCCGTTCCATAGTTCTGCAGAATGATCTCATCGAACACCAACAATCTCCCGTGCAAATCCTGCTGTCCTACGATTAGAGCACTCCCTGCTAATCCAGGATCATACCCAATCACCAGCTCCAAATTCCTATTCGCAGTTAATGCATATCTACTTACATGTAACTCCCTTGAAAAGGTTGGAACCACTGGCTGGCCGCTTATGGTATAGCCCCACTCCGCTTCTACGAATTGCTTAATCCATGCATTCGATTTACCAGCTAACAGATTCTTGTAGTAATTATTTGGCAAATTTTCCAAATTCTCAGCACTCTTGGACAGCCCACTCGGCTGATGAAAATAAAATACATTGTCCGGCGGGTTCTCTACCAATAACTTGTACCACCAGGTACCTTCTTCTCCAGGATTACTTGCTCCCCACATGCCGAAATTCGTAGCCCCGCCATCTTTCTTCGGAGGATACCTGCCACATCGACCAGATAATGCCTCGATTATTTTTCCAGGAATCTGCACAAACTCGTCAAGTACTGCAAACGTTACCTCCAAGGAAAGCACCCTTGCAACGTCATCCTCTGTATCTAACGCACGAAACATCACCTCGCATTCCACATCCCCGAATTTGAGTATAAAAGTCATCTTCGTGGCTAACCACTTACCTGCCTGCCCGTCCTTAAACCAATAGTTCCAGCTAGATAGCGTCGTATCCCTTAACTGTGTGGCTGTATTCCTAACAACCACTACCCTAGTTCTGCGTATGCCATCACGAGGATCTTTCTCTTGCAAAGCAGCCATGTAGGCTATCTTAAACAACATTCCGGTCGTCTTGCCACTATTCCCTGTGACGAATATCCTATCCGCATGCCTTGCTAAAAAGAAACTCGATTTCGTAGAAAAGCAATACTGCTTACTCCCCACAGCAAGCATCCTCTCAATATCTACTACATCTTTTCTTAGCATTACGTTTGACTTCTGAGACGCAGGCTTCGCAATCCTCACGACATACACGGGAGACCATGCATCATTCCTTTTATCTACATTCTTCGATATAGACGCTCTCCCTCCTACAGCATGTGCAGCATACTGAATAAAATCAGCATCCGACTTGCTTGTAGAAAAGTACACTTGCTCATCGCTTTCATACGCACCATCCCAAAAGATAACCTCTGCAAGAATAATTTCTAGCTCTTTGGTAGATGCATTCCACCAAATTCCGTCGAAACGCTTGCCAACATATGGACTCTCGAATAGGAATCTCGTCTCTGTTGGTCTGTTAGACTCTGCAGTTCTTTCATCGTAGTTGACGGCTAGACTGTCAAGTAAGTAACGTATTCTCTGCTTCTTCCTCTCTTTCCTTACCGTAATAATGCATTTCTTGCTGCGTGGCGGAAAGTGTCCGTCCGCATTTATCGCTACCCCTAATCGCAGCAAGGCTTCTGACATTCCCGTTCCTGGACGATCTACTACAAAAGCCGTCGGCACTACACATCTTGAAGGCTTGGCTGCTGCCTCTGCCGCAGTCACTACTTTGAATTTTCCATCCCATCCATACAACGGTACTCGATGATTAGGTGATAACATCATGGACAGACTCTTCTTGCTCTTGAAATGAATAAATTCCGTAGCTTCCGTAACTATATAATCGTCAGGATCTACGAATTCTACCTTTCCATTCTTAGGGTCTCCCAATTCATCCGGAGTCCATTGCGCTATTTTTTCTCCAGGTGTGTACTTATTTATCGGCTTCCACCCAGAAGGTGTCAGATATTCAGTATCTCCTGAAACAGGCCCAAAAGGGCCAATGATGAATGCATAGAATAATTCATTTGGCAGATACGCCCGAATGAAGTCCTCTATGGTAGCCGGTGGCGTGTAATCAACATCTGCGGAGATACCTGCGCTTTTCGCTGCGGTGTTACTGCTATTCATGGTCAATTAAAATTCCTCGCGTGTCGTGTCTGTCGCTGCGGTGGCTGCTCGTATTATCTTCCCTACTGAAGTTGATATTGATAGAAAAACCGGCCCCAACGCCCACTTGCGCATCGGGAGCCTCATATCCAGCCCATCTGATCGTTGATTTTATCAAGTCTGCTCTTACGTTGTGCGGTGTTCGAATATCATGGATTATGCCCCATGAGGTCGTTAGCAGACTTTCTGCCTGTAATTTTGCTTTTACTTTAAACGACATGCCTTCCTTGGATAACATACTCTTAGCAGATTCCAAGGCCGCTACGAATGCATCCGACTTACTTATCAAGGCATACTGTTCCATCGAAATGTTGTACGCACCACATATCTCACTAACAGGATACTCATTAAGAGCTACCTCGATAGGAAGGGTGAAAGGAAATGAAAGTTCTGCAGGGTTCTCTATTTTTGTACCTAAATAAGCCACATCGCCATAATCCCTGCATCCAAACGTACTTAATGACTTTCCACCCCCTTCAGAACCTCCCAAATCAGGATTGGTTAAATCCTCTATCAATTCATCTCTAGGATGCTTGCTACCAGGAGGAGCTATGCATTTACCTTGTTTGCGGGAATGCATCTTATCTTTTTTGGTTATGGTGGCTACTCCACCGCTATCCACGAAATCATCGCCGTCAAAATCATCTAGCAGATCCATCAGCTTCTCGCTCCTCTTTACGTTTTCTTCGTATCCAATTCTCTAACTTAGCAACGTATTGCTGCTTCTTCAATGCATTCTGTTTCTTCTTGTAAGCTTGACACGCTTTACAATACGCTTGCAACCCATCAGGCCTAGAACTATGACGTCCGAAATTTTCTTCTGTAGCCTCCAGGCCATGTTTCGTCTGTGTATCCGTACCAGGGCAATACTTAATTCTCATTTGCTACCTCCTTGAGCGTATCCTAAAGCACAATACACCCCATGTAAAGCTAGAAAAGCAGGTATAAATACAAGTCTTTTAATAACTTAGGTGGTCTCAGCAGACACTTAAGTTTCTTATTGGGCTGTCAGGTCTTATGATTGCTGCAGACACTTAATTTACTGCAGACACTTAAGTTTCTTATCGGGCTGTCAGGTCTTATGATTGCTGCATAAAATCTTAAGTTTACTGCAGACACTTGAGTTTCTTATGATTGCTGCAGACACTTGAGTTTCTTATGATTGCTGCAGACACTTGAGTTTCTTATTGGGCTGTACGGGCTTTACCTATAGAAAGACCCTACCCTTCCCCCGCACAGCCCCCTCCCCCCTCTCAATTCCCATAAAAAGAATGCTTTTATAGCCCTGAAAGGCCGCTGAGTGCGCGAACTCACGCGATGCTAACTTGACAGAATGACCCGATTCAGTTATACTTCTCACATGCTGTAAATTTATTAATTAACTAAGAGGCGAACAACATGAAACACTTATTAATAGCTATCAGTATCACCCTGATTGTAATGATTCCAACCATATCAGGCGCTATTCATATCGCGAATGAGATTAAGGCAAACTTCAGCATGATTAGCGATAAGATAGAACGAGCAACAAAACTATGATGTAATGCTATGCCCTTGTAATGAGGGCATATCTTGAAGGGCTTGCAGCAATAGCGAATCCTTTAAGCTATTCAATCGAATAGCATATTAATTACTTAATTAACTTGGAGATATCGAAATGAGTACTATATTGAATGCATTGCTTCCGAACGTAGCGACTAAAGAAACTAAAGCAAGCAAAGGCCGGAAAGCCAAAGCAGAACCAGTCAATCTTCATGATTTAATTCTGATTGACTACAGCAACGCGAAAGCATGCGACACCGCTAGCGGCGCAGAATGGACAGGGTTTAAGTCTTTGCTGCTATGCTGCGAAGGTACTTTGAAGGATACAACCTTGTATGGTTCGCTTGTTCAGGATATCAAGGAAGTATTCAAAGACTTACCGGAAGTAGCAAGGGCGAGAGTACAGTACTTAAACAACGCGCGCCGTGTTGCATACGGCGGTGTTGTAGGGAGCGAACAACGTGGAACACGTCAAGTAATTAGCGGCAAGGGCTGGGGAGCGGTGGAAGCCGTTCTGGAAAAGGTGGATTCTTTTA